ATGATTGCTGCTGTGCATAATGAAGACTATCGTGAAATGGCAGCTCAAATGGAAGATAGTCGTTGGCACAAACAAACAACAAACAGAGCCAATAGATTAATTGAAAGAGTTTTACAACAAAGTATTCCTGCATGAAAAAACAAAGAGAACTAACAGATAGACAAAAAAAGTTTTTAGAGGTTTTGTTTGACAAAGCTCATGGAGACCCTGTACAAGCAAAGTTGTTAGCAGGATATTCAGAACACTCAAGCACAACTTCAGTAGTTGCTTCTATGAAAGATGAAATAATGGATGCAACACAATTATATATGAGTCGTAACGCACCTAAAGCAGCAGTAGCTATGGTAAGTGGTATTGATGACCCTACACAGTTAGGTATTAGAGATAAACTTGGTGCATCAAAAGAATTGCTTGACAGAGTAGGTTTAATTAAAACTGAGAAAGTACAAGTAGAAGCATCAGGTGGTGTTATGTTATTACCACCAAAGAAGAAATAAGGAAAGTATAATGAGTAGTGTATTAGCAAATCTTACAATAAGAGGACTTAGTGCAGGTGCTAAAGTTATGTTAAAGCAATTAAAAACTTTGATGAAAAAGTCTAAGAAAACAACAAAAGATAAAGAAAAAATTAATAAATTAAAAAAAGAATTAAATGCAGATAAAACTGTAAAAAAGAAACAAGATAAAAAATATACAGACACTATCGCTAATACAGTATCTAAAGCACAAAAATTAAATGTAGAAAAGGGTTTAAAGGCAAGAGGAGAAACAGATAAAAAATATATAGACATTATCTCTAAAGCAGTGTCTGAAGCACAAAAATTAAATGTAAAAAAGGGATTGACAGCAAATAAACCAAATATGTCCACAGGTGGTCTATCATCAAAGAAGTATGCTAACCCTGTAAAGTTTGTAAATAATTTAAAGAAATAAATGAACAGAAGTTTAGGTAAGTGGAAACTGCCACAACCAACAGATTTAAAAGACGAAGACGAAACAGAATGGATTCAGATACCTCGTATAGCTAGGACTGTTCCATTTGGCTACAAGATTAATGAAGAAGACAAAGAATTACTTGACCCTATACCTTATGAGTTAGAAGCAATAGAATTAGCTAGAAAACATATAAAACAATATTCTTTTAGACAAGTAGCAAATTGGCTGACAACAAAGACAGGTAGAGAAATATCTCACATAGGGTTACGAAAAAGATTAATGCATGAAAAACAACGTAAGAACAAGGCTAGAACTCTTAAACGATGGTCCGAGTATGCCGAGAAGGCAATCCAAAAAGCGAAAGCCATTGAAGAAGAAAGAATCGGAGCAAAAGCCTAAAATAAAAATAATAGACGAAACAGAGTCTATACCTATTGAAGAACAAAACGTAGTTTTTAAACCTAATGAAGGACCTCAAACAGAGTTTCTTGCAGCAAGTGAGAGAGAAGTTCTTTATGGTGGAAGTGCAGGAGGTGGTAAGTCGTATGCCATGTTAGCAGACCCACTGCGTTATATGGGTCATCCTTCATTCAGTGGATTACTACTACGACATACTACAGAAGAATTAAGAGAACTTATATTTAAGTCAAAAGAATTATATCCTCAAATATGGAAGGGTATCAAGTGGTCGGAAAGAAAGATGCAATGGGAAGCACCATCAGGTGCAAGATTGTGGATGTCTTACCTAGATAGAGATGATGACGTATTAAGGTATCAGGGTTTAGCATTTAGTTGGATAGGCTTTGATGAGTTGACACAATGGGCAACACCATACGCATGGAACTACATGAGGTCAAGACTTCGTTCTACTGCACAAGACTTGCCTGTATATATGAGAGCAACAACGAACCCCGGAGGTCCGGGTCATCAGTGGGTTAAGAAAATGTTTATTGACCCTGCACCATATGGAAAGACTTTTGATGCCACAAATATTGAAACAGGTAAGCCTCTCAAATATCCTGATGGACATGAAAGAGCAGGTGAGGCACTATTTCAAAGACGATTCATACCTGCTAAATTATTTGACAATCCATACTTGTCGGCTCAAGGGGATTACGAAGCAATGCTTCTTTCCTTACCTGAACACCAACGTAAGCAGTTGCTTGAAGGTGATTGGGATATTGCAGAAGGTGCTGCTTTCACTGAGTTTAATAGGGATATTCACGTTATTGAACCTTTTGACATTCCACGAAATTGGGTTAAGTTTAGGTCTTGTGATTATGGTTATGGTTCTTATAGTGCTGTGTTGTGGTTTGCTGTTTCTCCAGATGAGCAACTTGTGGTATATAGAGAGCTTTATGTTTCTAAAGTCCTTGCAACAGATTTGGCAGATATGATACTTGACCTTGAGGCAGAAGATGGAAATATTAAGTATGGTGTTTTGGACAGTTCTCTTTGGCATAGGAGGGGTGATACTGGTCCTTCTCTTGCTGAGCAGATGATACAAAGAGGATGTCGTTTTAGACCATCAGACAGAAGTAAAGGAAGTCGTGTATCAGGTAAGAATGAGGTACATAGAAGATTACAGATAGATGAATTTACAGAGCAACCTAGATTAGTATTTTTTCAAACTTGTACTAACACAGTAGCTCAATTACCATCTATACCATTAGATAAAAGAAATCCTGAAGATGTGGACACAAGAGCAGAAGACCACTTGTATGATGCATTGAGATATGGAATAATGTCAAGACCTAGATTTAGTATATTTGACTATGACCCTGTAGGCAGACCACAAAGTAGTATGCCTGTAGCAGACTCAACATTTGGATATTAATATGGCAGAAGAAGAAATTACGTTAGATGATGATTCTATTGCATTGCAAGATGTAAAAGATTCTACTATAGATGATGCAAAAGTATCTAGTATCATTCCTTTCGTTCAGGAACGATACGATAGAGCAGAAGACTATAGAAGAAATGATGAAGAACGATGGTTACGTTCTTACACAAATTATAGGGGGATATACGGAAGCGATGTTCAATTCACTGAAGCAGAAAAGTCAAGAGTATTTATCAAAATTACGAAGACTAAAACTCTCGCAGCTTACGGACAAATTGTTGACGTTCTATTTGCAGGTAACAAATTTCCTATCAGCATTGAGCCAACAATTTTACCTGAAGGTGTCGCAAAAGATGTCAGCTTTGACCCCAAAGAGCCTGAAGAACTTCGTGAAGAAACTGAAGAAGCTAGTCCTTATGGATTTTCTGGTGATGGTATGGAACTTCCTAAAGGTGCTACTGAAAAAAGTTTGCTTGATAAGTTGGGTCCTTTGGAAGAAAAGTTGGAAGGCATTGAAAACCTTAAAGAAGAAGCTGGGAAAACTCCTACAGCGATAACTTTTAGTCCTGCCATGATTGCTGCAAAGAACATGGAAAAGAAAATCATGGACCAACTTCAAGAGTCAGGTGCTAGTAAACAATTAAGAAGCACTGCCTTTGAAATGGCTTTGTTTGGCACAGGTGTTATGAAAGGACCTTTTGCTACTGATAAGGAGTATGCACATTGGGATGAAGACGGAGAATACAATCCTACTTACAAAACAGTGCCTTCTACTTCTCATGTATCAGTTTGGAACTTTTATCCTGACCCTGATGCAACAAATATGGATGAAGCACAATATGTCATAGAACGACATAAGATGTCAAGAACACAACTGCGTTCATTAAAAAGAAGACCATATTTTAGAGAACAGGTTATTGAAGAAGCCATTGAGCACGGAGAATCCTACAATAAAAAATATTGGGAAGATGATTTATCAGATTATGCACCTGAAAATTATGTAGATAGATTTGAAGTTCTTGAGTATTGGGGTATGTGTGATGTTTTAATGCTAGAAGAAAATGGGGTAGAGATACCTGCTGATTTAGCAGAGTTTGAAGAATTACAGGCAAACATATGGGTTTGTAATGGCAAATTATTAAGATTAGTGTTAAATCCGTTTAAACCTGCAAAGATACCTTACATGGCAGCACCATATGAATTAAACCCATATTCTTTCTTTGGTGTAGGTATTGCAGAGAATATGGATGATACACAAACACTTATGAATGGTTTTATGAGAATGGCAGTAGATAATGCTGTGTTATCAGGAAACCTAGTTATAGAAGTAGATGAAACTAATTTAGTTCCGGGTCAAGACTTATCAGTATATCCGGGCAAAGTATTTAGAAGACAGGGTGGAGCACCGGGTCAAGCAATCTTTGGCACGAAGTTTCCAAATGTATCTAATGAAAACTTACAACTGTTTGACAAAGCTAGACAGTTGGCAGATGAGAGTACAGGTATGCCATCGTTTGCTCATGGTCAAACAGGTGTAACAGGAGTAGGTAGAACTGCATCAGGCATATCTATGCTAATGAATGCTGCTGCAGGTAGTATTAAAACTGTTATAAAAAATATAGATGATTATCTACTTAAACCTTTAGGTGAGGGTTTATTTAGATTTAATATGCAATTTGATTTTGACAAAAGCACACAAGGCGATTTAGAAGTTGTTGCACGTGGAACAGAAAGTCTAATGGCAAACGAAGTAAGAAGTCAAAGACTTATGGGTTTCTTACAAACTGCATCAAATCCTGTGTTAGCACCTTTTGCCAAGTTTAATTATATTATTAGAGAAATAGCTAAATCTATGGAGTTAGACCCTGAAAAGGTTACTAATAACATGAATGAAGCAGCAGTTCAAGCAGAATTATTAAAAGGCTTTCAAGCAGACCAACCACCTCCACAACAAGGACAACCCCCTGCAGGAGCTAATCCACTTGACCCAACAGGAGCAGGTGGTGGAACTATAGGAACAGGTCAAGCACCTATTCCGGGTGAGCAAGGATTTGCAGGAAGGATGCAAGGTGGAGAACAACAACAAGCAGGTGCTGAGCCAACTCAAGACGTTGGTCAACAACCCGAAGCTAATCAACAGCTTCAATAATTATTTAGATGTGCAGATACAAGCACATTATAAAATTATGGAACAGGGCAATGATATGATTACTGTTCATAGGTCACAAGGAGCAGTGGCTACTTTAAAGCGATTAAAATTATTAAGGGATGAAGTTAATGGCACAGAAAAAAACTAAAGATAAAGATGTAAAAAAAGCTGAAAAACCTAAATATGATTTTAGTGATGAAAATATGAGGCAAAAGACTCTTCAAGATGTGCAAGACATTTTAACGGCAGAAAAATATGGATATAGAGAACCTAAATATGATTTTAGTGATGAAAATTTAGTTAATTTACCACCACAAATACTAGAGAATTTTTTAGCTAAAAAATATGGTGTAGATAGGTATATGAGAGAACGAAGCTCTGTATTTGAAGATTCTTCAAGAGGTGAAATAACAGATAGAGAATCTATACTAACAGGTCCTGAACTAGAAGCATTGTCTATTAATTTTGAAAATCAAATTAAAAAAGCTAAAGGTATGAAAAAGGGTGGTATGCCACAACAAATGGAATTATTTTTAAATAGTGGAGCAGATGTTTCAAAAGAAACAAAAGAAAAAAGAAATATTCAATATATAAATGCAGAGAGCAAAAAAACAAAAAAAGAGTTAGATGACATTGCAAAAAATATAAAATCAGAACAATCTACAGAAGATTCTTTTAAAGACAGTATGAAAAAATTAGAGGGTCAAAAAAAAGAAATTTCAGAGTTTTCAAAAATGAAGAAAAAAGATTTTGCAAACATGACAATAGATGAATTAATTGAATTAAAAAAAAGAATGCAAGACTTAGGAGTTAGAAGTAATTTTTCAGAAGGTGGACTCAAAGACGAAGGCAACACAGTAGACCCTGTATCAGGCAATGATGTTCCTCCGGGTGCTACACAAGAAGAAGTAAGAGATGATATACCTGCACAATTAAGTGAAGGCGAGTTTGTATTCCCTGCAGATGTTGTAAGATATATTGGTTTAGAAAAACTTATGATGATAAGACAAAGAGCTAAAGCAGGTCTTAAACGAATGGAAGAAATGGGTCAAATGGGTAATTCAGAAGAAGCTATACTCCCTGATGATATGCCTTTTAGTATAGAAGATTTAGATATGGAAGATGACCCTATGGAAATGCAAGTAGGTGGTGTTGTAACTACAAATCCTTACACAGGAAATCCTACAAATATGATGGGTGGTGTTACAAGCACTGTAACAGGAAATCCTGTTAATACAGGTATGTATAATCCTAATGTAAATCAAATGTACACACCGGGAGGTGTAACACCTTATGCACCTGCTACGTATCAATCTTTGTTGCCTCAATCTTTTACAGGACAAGTAAAAACAGAAAATAGAAAATATGTAAAAGGTAGTAGTATACGATTTGTACCTTTTATTGTAGGTACAGGGCAACCATTAAATCCGGGTCAGTTAGCTCAACTAGAAGCAGATGGATATAAACCTGATACAGCAGCAACAATAAAAGCAGACCCAAGTAAAACAAAAGTAGAATCAACTAAAGTAAAACCTGTTGAACAAGATAGTGGAGATGATAGTGGTCCTGCTCCAAGTTCTACTTTGTCTTTAGGTGGAGAGAAAGTGGGTAAAGGAGTAAGAGGAACTTTTAGAACATCAGGTGCTACAACTTTTAATACATCTTTTAATATTCCGGGAGCTACAGGAGCAGGAGATTTATTTAAACCTTTTGGCTTTTTTAAAGCTCTAGGCACAGGTATAATGGGTGGTTTTACTGATAAATATCCTGAAGGCACAACAGTTAAAATGGGAATGGGTGATATTAGTAAAGTTATAGGCATTGATAAATATCTTAGTATGAAAAAAGATACTACAGGGCAAGAAGCGAAAAATTTTGTTTCTTACATGAATGATTTAAGAAACTTAAATAATAATGTTATCAGACCTTCAGTAGTTAAAGAGGAATATGGAATATTAAAAGACTATTCAAATCCAAATAAACCTGAAGGTATTGAAGTGTCTTACGAAAAAATACAAGAACTTGGAAAAGATATTGCAGACAGATTAGCAGAAAAAGATTATAATGCAAGTTTTTTAGGTATAGATATTAGTGCTAATGCAGTAGATGAATATAATAAATTATCTGAAGGAGAAAAATCTGTATACAACGATTATGTTATGGAGCAAGAAGAACAAGCTGAAACAGAAGATAAAGGAGTATCAGTATCTCCGGGAGCATTAGGTGGTAGAACGATTGACATGAGTAAAATCGGAAGAGATGAGGACCGTGGACCTGAAGATGATGCAGAAAATAATCTTACAAGTTCAGAGCCTTCAATAGATTCAGGACCTTCGGGATATGAAGGTACAGGATTTGGTTCTAGTTTTGCTACCTCTCAAGGTGGATTTATATCTAAACGTAAAAAGAAAAAAGTTATGAAGCGAGGTGGGTTGGCTTCAAGATAATAACC